CGTAGGTGTCATCGACGTCGTCGGGACCGATGAGAGCGTCGTCACGGTACTCATTGTTGATACCCATTTTTGGTTTCTACTTGTTTTTCTTACGTCTCGCCTTTTTAAGCGGTTTTCTTGACGGTGATGGTGTTGCGCTCCTTGACTGGAGCGTGGTCGACTATGATCTGGTATAGCTGCTCGACTTTAGTTTCGTCGCCGCCGAAATAGGCACGCAGACCCGCCAGAATGACATTCTTGGTGATGCTGCCACGGGACTCTTTGGTGTGCAGAGAAACCTTCTCCTGATTAACCTTGACCGTGTCAACGTCCTGTGTTTCCTTAATCTCCTTCATGTGGCCCTGGACCTGTGCCCGGAGCTCCTTTTCGCGCTTATTCAGTACAGCCATGTCTTTCCTCGCAGCAGCAAGCTGGTGCTTCAGGGAGAGCCATTCAGTCATGACGGCCTTAAAGTCGTCCATTTGTTATTTAAAGTTGTTTATTTTTTAAGTACGTACACACCGATAACGATTAATGTGATCCAGAAAATAGGAGTTGGTTTCCAACTCATGCGTTCTTCTAGTTTCCACCATGGAGGCATAAGTTGGTAGCCTGGTGTCATAAACGCATATAACCACAAAGCAAATATGATAGTGAGCAAGACGATGTCAAGGTTCTTCATTTATATTTATGAACATTTACTTCTCGTAGCTGTTCTCAATCTCGAACTTGGGGCGCATCGTGTCCGGAGGAATGGTGGACAGGTTAAAGATGCTGACCGCCTCGCGGGGGTTGGGTGGCTCGGAGCGGAAGTCGCGGTTGGCGTTACGCAGGTTGCCGCCGATCGTCTCGGGGAAACCAATCTGGGCACGGGGATCCAGGAAGTTCTGGCCAGACAGGATGGCGTCTGGAGAAAACTGACCGAAATCCTCAGTCGTCACCACCTCCTTGGGAATCAGGCCCACGTTGGTGTTGTCGTACACGGGCATGTCGACCGTGCGCACACCGGATCCGCTGCCAACCTCGAACGGGGCTGGCTCGTCGATCGAGTTGAATGTGCCACCTGGAGCAGAGATGTGGCCACCGCCCTGAATGATGCGGGGAGCATCGCTGGATGGCTTACCATCGTCTGGCGAGGCGCCGACTGGGTCGTCGCCTGTTGGGGTGTAGCCGCTACGCTGAGGATAAAATACCATCATGGCAATCAGGAACAGAAGAATCAAAATCGCCAGACCTTTGCCGTCCATGTTATAATAGTATACGACTTTTTTTTTCAGTCCAGGTAATCCGTCGGGTCGTCCTCCTCCGCCTCTGGCTCTGGCTCGTCCGCAAATTGAAACTCGACTGGGTATCCCTTCGTCTTTGGCTTTGGTGCCGGCCGCTGACGAACCTGGACGACGCGCCAAATGGGACCGAAGGAACGCTTGAGGAACCAGAGACCAGCCAGCTCAAACAGAAAATCACACGCTCCTGAAATCTCCTCAATGGGATTCTTCTGAGCGTCAAAGAACGTCGTCACCACCTTCCCCTTGATGGAAGCAAGGGTGGCTGAGAGTTCACCGTCGGCAGACAGGCTCGCCTGGTAGGCGGAACGAATCGTCTCGGCCGAGACATCCTTGCCGAACCACTCGAGCTTGCTCACCTCCGCCTGACTCAGAAGCTCGTTATCAATAGACTCGAACAAAGTTTTTGAGGGGATGCGGAGATTTACCTGACGGGTCTCTTTCGTCAGAGTTCCGTCAACCTGGACGTTGTTCACCTGGTGGAACACGCGAGCGTCACCCTTTGCTGAAACCTTGAGAAAGTAACGGCCGTCGGGAATCTTTACGGGAGTTCCGTACTCCATGGTACTGCTCAAAAAACAAACCTAAGCTCTAAGTAGATGAATCCAGCGGCGATATGCCCGTCTGGATACTTTCCCATACCAGGGGATTCGTCAAACTGTTCCACGTCGACGAGTTCAACCATCGTCTCCAAAACGTGTCCGACTGGGTACACACTTCAGGCCAATGGGCTCTGTGGAACAGGACCGACGTACGTGACGACAGGACCGACGTATTGTGGGCCACAGTATACTGGGAAAAACTGTACCCAGATGGCACAGGTGACTCCTGGTATAACACCCACAACAGGAACGGAATCGGGCCCGAATATGATTTGTGCATTCCAGGAGGGTGATGCACAGTTTCCATGTGACCCAGGGTGTTGCACGGTTCCGTCTGAAACCGACGGGACGACAGCTGGAGGCGACGGTGACGGGACGACGGGTGGCGACGCAACGACGGGGAATTGGTTTACTGACGTATTTCCAGCCTGGGCGATAATTCTTTTGATTGTCATTGGGACTATATTGATGGCTATATTCATCGCATTCGCTCTCAAAAAAATGTCCAAGAATAAGTAGAGATGAGTACCAGTAACGTACTTAGTGTTTTGAGCGACAGTAAAATTCTCGCCGTGACAGATTACTCGACGGCATGGAAATTCATCACAGAAACACCAGTGTACGGTGGTTTCATGGTGTGGCACCTGATAATGTTCATGGTCATCGGACCGATGTTGACATGGCCGATGCTCATCCTTCTTCTGCTCGTGTTTGGTACCCAGACCGCTAAACTAGTTAAAGACGTGAAGGGCTCAACAAGTAGCAATGGCTGACACTATCACTCTGCAGACTATCTTCGATGAGATCAAGCTCCTCCGCAAGGACCTCCGCAAGGTGAAGAACCTGATCGAGGACCCACAGGGCGAGAAGGCCAAGGCTCGTTCGACCAGCAACGGTTTCAACAAGCCCCTGGACATTTCCGAGGAGCTGCGCAAGTTTCTGAAGCTGGCTGCCGGCGAGCAGATCTCCCGTTCCCAGGTGACCAAGAAGGTGAACGAGTACGTGACGGAGAAGGGTCTGAAGCAGGGTCAGAACATCAACCTGGATGCCGCCCTGAAGGCTATCCTGGACCCCCCTGCCGACGTGCAGGTGACCTTCCTGAACATCCAGAAGTACATCAACAAGCACTACATCAAGTCTGAGGCGCCAGCCAAGCCCAAGAAGGCTGCAGCCACTCCAGCAGTAGAGGCTGCGGCCGAGACGCCAAAGCCCGCAGCGGCGAAGCGTCCCACCGTGAAGAAGGCCTGAAACAGAGGGTGTTGTCTTGTGGATTTTTTCCACAGTCTAATGTAATATGCATAAACTGCTGTTTCTGTTTCTCATTCTCGTCGCGCTCTTTTTCATGTTTCAGGTTGGCAAAAAACCAGCTCTGAGCCCGGATGTATCAAATGTTGGACCTGGATACATTCCGGCTTTCCAGGGACATCCTGAGATTGGTGTCAGGACTTGAGGAAGTTCCGCTGGGACACGGGACGATTCGCCCCGGGGACTTAAAAACAAAAAGTGAACGTAGTGTAATGGAAACCGTTGAAGCGCCAGAGCTCGTCGATGCCCCAAACATCGACCGCGTGGCGCTTGAACGTCTCGTAGGAACGAAAATCAATGATATCAAAATGTACCGCAGGTCTTTCACGCATAAATCAGCCCTCAAAAAGTACAAGGGTCTTGAAGGCTCGTACGAGACGCTGGAATTTATGGGTGATTCCGTTCTTGGATTTATCATTACGCGGTTTTTGTTTGAAAAGTTTCCTGAAGAGCAGGAGGGGTTTTTGACCAAGGCACGTACGAAACTCGTACGTGGTAAAACGCTGTGTGAAATCTCAAAGCGACTCGGACTCGACAAGTGGATTCTCATGGATGACAAAGGGATGCGTAACGGCTGGAACACGAACGAGAATATCCTCGAGGATGTTTTCGAGGCGCTCGTCGGTGCCATATACTTGGACATTGGGATGATTCACGCCAAGTCGTTTGTATTTGCGGCGTTCGAACACGTCGACATGAATCTCACGGACGACAATTACAAGGACCAGTTGATGCGGTGGTGCCAAGCGAACAAGGTGCCGTTGCCTGATTACCAGGTTCGCGGTCAATACAACGGCACGTTTCACATCGAAGTTGTCGTCGACGGCATCCCGTACGGTTCTGGATTTGCAACGACAAAGAAGCAGGCGGAACAATTTGCGGCCCAGATTGCACTTAAGACGACGGAACGATTTAAGAAATAATCTTCAGCTCGCGGAACACCTTAGGACCGACGATAACACCGAAAACGAATATAACTGGATAAACCACCATCGACTCGTTGCGTGTCAATTTACGGTCTTTGGGTGTCAGAGCCCATGTTAGGAATGCTATGAGCACAAACAGAAGTGTCCACTGGTAATTCATTTAAACAGTACCAACATTTTATCTGAAGGATGCATCCGAGAGTCGCTGAACTCTTGGCACAATCATATGCCGACCAACGCAGTCAGGAGTGGCTCGATCTTCGTGGGAATCTGCTGACGGCGAGTGATTTGGCGACGGCCATCGGGCTCAATCCGTACGAAAAACCTGAAGGGCTCTTAGCGAAAAAGTGCGGTGCGGCGCGTCCGTGGGCCGGTAACGAAGCGACCGCTCATGGAACACGCCTCGAGCCCATGGTCCGCGACTTGTATGACATGCGCCACGGACAAAAGAGTCACGAGATTGGACTCGTGCAACATCCGGTACACAAATTTCTCGGAGGAAGTCCCGACGGCATCACAGAGTCTGGTCGTCTCCTCGAGATTAAGTGCCCTCTGAGTCGAAAGATCAAACCCGAAGTTCCGGGGTATTACCTGCCACAGATTCAGCTTTTACTGGAAATTATGGACCTCGAGGTTTGTGATTTCGTCCAGTACAAGGAGGGACCTCCCGAGGAGTTTGTCGTCGTCGAGGTTCCGCGCGATCGTGAGTGGTTTGCACATTACCTCCCGGTCATGAAGGAGTTTTGGGACCGCGTACTCGCCATGCGTAAGAAGGGTATATGTGACGTCGATATTGACGAAATTACAGTCGAGGCGGTTCCGGCCGAGGAGTGCGAGGTCACCATTGATTGAAACACGTGCGAATACAATCAGCGTAGGCATCCTTGATGCTTTTGACCCCCTGGTATCCGTGAAGGGTTGCAAGCAGCCCATCACGAATGTCACACGCCTGTTGTCTCTCTTTATTTGCGATGGACATGAGCGTACCCTGCATCTCTGGGCTGAGTGCGTCCCACGCCTTTTCAGCCTCGATCCATACAGTTCCAGGGTCATCAGCGGGAGTCTTTTTGTCCTGGATCCATTGGATCATGTAGTTGTAAGCCGCCCTGCTGAGTGAATCGCGCTCAAATACGTACTCGATCTGACCCTCGCAAAGGACTGTGAGCTCACCATCTATTATAGTGAAGGACGACATGGTATAAAAAAACCTGACATTTTTAAAATAAGAATGAAGCACCTCATCGGACGTATCTCGGGTGTTCACTTCAAGTATATTTACGAGATTGAGCCTCTCATGGAGT